TAGAAGAATACTATAAGTTCTTAGTAGATAACCCAGACAGAGCATGTCAAAAAGTTTTAGCGACTTACAAGAAACTTGTCGATGATATTAAGAAACCAAAAGAGGTTTCTTTTTTTAATGAGATATCAGAAGAAGACGAAGTCCACACTTTTGTATTTAATGAAAAAAGAGGGAACAGACCGATAGAATTCATAGAACGCTTCTGTAAACATAGCAAAGGAAAGTGGGCAGGACAACCAGTAATACTAGAACTTTGGCAGAAGGCACTTATCCAAGCTGCTTATGGCTTTGTAGATAAAGATACAGGAATTCGTAAATATAGAAAAGTTTTGTTATTTGTAGCAAGGAAAAATGGCAAGTCAACTTTAGACAGTGGCTTGAGTCTATATATGCTTACTAAAGATAACGAAAATGGCGCAGAGGTTTATTCAGTAGCAACAAAAAGAGACCAAGCTAAAATAGTATGGGACGAAGCAACCAAGATGATAAAGAAGTCTCCAGCACTATATTCAAGAACAAGATGCTTAGTAAATGCGATCCATTATGATGCAACTGAAAGTACGATGAAAGCTCTAGCTTCCGATAGTAATTCACTTGACGGCTTGAATACACACTTTGGCGTAGCTGATGAAGTTCACGCATGGAGAGACAAGAACTTGCTAGACGTCATATATGACTCAATGAGTGCTAGGGAACAACCAATGCTTTTTGAAACTTCTACAATGGGAACAGTAAGAGAGTCGGTGTTCGATAACGAATACGACTATGCTGCTGAAATAATAAAAGGATATGAAGGTTCTGGACCAGCTAAAGATGAAACTATACTACCAATTATATATGAACTAGACAAACCAGACGAGTGGCAAGATGAAAAGAAGTGGTATAAAGCAAACCCACGGACTTGGAACTATTAAGAATATCAAAGACTTAAGAGACAAGGTAGCAAGAGCAAAGAACAACTCAAACGAGCTTATAAACCTTTTATGCAAGGACTTTAATATAAGACAAAGTGAAGAAGCTACATGGCTTTCTTTCGATGAAATAAACAATGAAGAAAAATTTGATATAGATGAAATAAGAGACTGCTATGCAGTAGCAGGCGTGGACCTTTCAAGTACGACCGACTTAACATGTGCAACTATAATGGTTCAGAAAAACCAAAAGAAGTATGTATTGCAACAATATTTTATAGCAGCAGACAGACTTGAGTTCAAGATAAAAGACGATAAAATTCCATACGATATATGGGAAAAGCGTGGCTTAGTAACAGTATGCGAAGGTGCTAAGGTAGACTACTCAAAAGTAACAGAGTGGATAATGCAGACAGTCACCGACTATGGAATAAGACCTCTTTGGATAGGATACGATCCATGGAATTCTAACTATTGGATAGAAGAGATGAAAGCAAATGGCTTTGACATGGTAGAGATAAGACAAGGACCAAAAACAATGTCTTCTCCAATGAAAGAGCTAGGTGCTGACTTAATAGATAAAAAAGTAATATATAACGACAACCCAGTGCTAAAGTGGTGCTTATGTAATACACAAGTAAAAGCAGATGATAATGATAACATAAGACCAGTCAAAGGAAAGAAGCAAAGGGCAAGAATAGACGGCGCAGTAAGCTTAATTATAGCGTACTGTGTACTAAATGCTAAAATGAACGACTATATGAGTTTACAAGGAGAATAGAAAATGAAGAAAGAAAAGAGAAACCTTTTTGAGACGTTATTCGGAAAGAAGAAACAGGAAAAAGATGTAGCTTATAGCGAGTACAACCTACTACGAGGATATGAAGCATACTTCAGTAGTTTTGGAGAGCTATATAACAATAAGGTAGCAAGAACTGCAATAGATAGAATAGCAACTCACGCAGCAAAGCTTACACCAAAACATATACAGGAAAGCATAAACAATAACATAAAAGGAGATATAAACTACTTGCTACAGGAGAAACCAAACGAACTAATGACTACTTATGACTTTATCTATAAAGTAGTATCTCAGTTATATACCTACAACAATGCTTTTATCTTTATCAAGAAGGACTCGCAAGGATATATTCAAGGCTTTTATCCAATTCTTTCTTATGAAGATAAGTTGTTACAAGATAGGCAAGGAAACTTATATCTAAAGTTTAGGTTTTACAAAGGACAGACTTATACAATTCCTTATACAGACCTTATCCACTTAAGAAGGTTTTATAACGAAGATGACTTTTGGGGAAGTGATAACAAAGCACTAAGGATAGACTTAGAGACTGCTCAAGTATCTTCTGAAGGAATAAAAAATGCAATTAAGACAACCAATAGCTTAAAAGGTATCTTGAATTTTCCAAATGCAATGCTAAAACCAGAGGACATCAAGAAAAATAGAGACCAGTTTGTCAAGGACTTTTTGAAAGAAGGAAAAGGTTCTGGAATAGGTGCTTTAGATAGCAAAGCAAGTTTCCAAGCTATAGACATGAAACCAGTAACCTTAGACGATGCTCAACTTAAGAGAGTAAACGATAATATATACGAATACTTTGGCATTTCAGAAAAAATTATAACAAACAACTTTAGTTCTGAAGAGTGGAACGCTTTCTTTGAAGGTGTAATTGAACCACTAGCAATTCAAATGGAAAAAGCTTTCACAAAGGCAATATTCTCTGAGAAAGCTATAAAAGAAGGACACAGAATAATATTTACAACACACAGACTACAATATGCAAACCTTAACCAAAAAATAGACTTAGTAAAGGTTTTAGCAAGTTATGGCTTACTTATGAAAGATGAAGCAAGAGAGCTTTTAGAACTTGCACCACTTGGAGGAGAAGAAGGAGAAAAGATACTACAAAGCTTAAATAATATAGATAGCACTATAGCAAATGACTATCAAGGAGGGAAAGAGTAATGAAAGAAAAAAGACTCGTAGAAGTAAGAGCAGCAGAGAACGATGAAGGTAAGATGATCGTAGAAGGATATGCTGCAGTATTCGACAGTGTGACAGACCTTGGCTGGGTTAAGGAAGTAATAGATAGACAAGCTTTTGCAGAAGCAGATATGAGTGATATCGTAATGAAATACAACCATGAAGATAGCGTACTTCCAATGGCAAGAACTAGAGGTGGTTCTCTATCTTTTGAAATAGATGACCATGGCTTGAAAATAAGAGCTAATTTACCAGATACAACAGTTAACAAGGATATATTTACACTAATAAAAGAAAGAGTTCTAAGCAAGATGTCTTTCGCATTTACAGTAGCTAAAGAGGAATACGACTACGAAACAGATACTAGAAGGATACTTGCTTTCGATAAAATATTTGATGTGGCAGTTGTAGATGTTCCAGCTTATGAAGAGACAGAAATATTCGCAAGAAGCAAAGATGAATATAGCAAAGAAAAAGAAAAATACTTACTAGATAAAGCTAAAAAACAAGCTTATGAAAGACTAGGCTTATAATTTCCGAAGCAAAGAGTGGTGGTAGAACTGCTCTTTTTTTGTTGGTAGAAACAAATAGGAATTTATATATAGCAGTGGTAGAACTGCAAAAATTTTAAATAGGGAGGCAACAAAATGTCAAACGAAGAAAAAAGAGCTTTGATAGATGCTGCTGAAACAGTTGAAGAAGTTGAAGAAAAAGTAAATGAAATAGAAGAGACTGAAAAAGCTGAAGAAGTAGAAGAAGTCAAAGAAGAAAAACCAGTCGAAGAAGTAGAAGAAAAAGAACCAGTTGAAGAACCATTACCAGATGAAAGAAGTCTACTAAAAGAGACTGTAAACGTTGAAGAACGTTCACTTAAAAACTTAAAAGAAGTAGAAAGAAAAGGAGAAAACAAAATGGAAGAATTAAGAAACTCAAAAGAGTATGTAAACGCTTACGCAAATTACATCAAAACAGGAAAAGATGAAGAAGTTAGAGCATTAATTACAACAGGAGGATATGCTACAGGAAATAGTGCAACAGTTGAAGTACCAGACATGGTTTACGATATCGTAAAAACTGCATGGGAAAGAGAAGACTTGATGAGATTAGTAAGAACTATCTCAGTTAAAGGAAACATGAAAGTTCAATTTGAAGTTTCAGCAGATGCTGCTTCAGTACATCAAGAAGGAAATTCTGCAGTACCAGAAGAGTCTTTAGTTTTAGGCGTTGTAACTTTAACACCAGTATCTATCAAAAAATGGATATCTATATCTGATGAAGTTGTAGATATGAGAGGAGAAGAATTCCTAAGATATATTTACGATGAATTAACATACAGAATTGCTAAAAAATGCGCTGATGAATTAATTGCAAAGATAAAAGCATTACCAAGCTCATTATCAGCAGACGCAACTACAGGTGTCTATGACACAGTATCAGCTGCTAAAATTACTGAAGCACCAGCTTTAGGAACAATAGCAAAAGCTATAGCTAACCTATCAGATGAGTGTAGAGATATCACAATAGTTATGAACAGACTAACATACGCAGCTTTCAAAGAAGTTCAATATGCTGGAAACTACGGAATAGACATCTTTGAAGGTGCTAGAGTAGTATTCAACAATTCTTTACCAGCTTACTCAGCAGCAAATGCTAACGCAGTATATGCAATAGTAGGAGACTTTGACCATGGTGCTTTAGCTAACTATCCAGACGGAGACGGAATAGCTATTAAATATGACGATACTACATTAATGACATCAGACTTAGTAAGAATACTAGGTAGAAGATATGTAGGCGCTGATGCAGTTGCCGATAAAGCTTTCACTTTAGTTGCTAAACCAGCAAGTGCTAGCGTTTAATAAAAAAATAACAATGACAAGGAGAGTATAAGATGAACTGTGGAGGAGAAAATGCAGAAGTAGTTCTAAGACTTTTAGACTTAGTAAAAGAGTCTCTAAGTATAGTATCAACTGCAACTTTAAAAGACAACGAAATAAAGCTTTGGATAAAAGCAGCACTTGAAGATATGTCTAGGCAAGGAATAACAGTACCTTCCGTGAGTACGGAGAATAGTTTGGTTGTAGGTGCGATCGTTATGTATGCAAAGGCAAACTTCGGTATGTGCGACATAAGAGAGAAAGAACTTGCTCAGAGAACTTATATCTCTCTTTGTCAAAACATAAGTCTAAGTTATAAAAGTGAGGTGGAATAGGTATGTATAACGTAAGTTGCAAGCTTATTTCACGAAACTTAGTAGAAAATTCTATAGGCGTTCAAAAAGAGACCATAACTAAGACAGAGGTTCCAATTATAAGAATAGAAGATATCTATTCCAAAGAGTTCTATGAAGCAAGTGAACAAGGATATGTTCCTTCTCTAAGAATTGTAATAAGCGAACTTAACTATTCAGAAGAAAGCGAGCTTGAATATAACGGAATAGTCTATTCAATAATAAGAACCCAGAACGCAGCTATGGACGAAAGAACGCTTATATGTGAGAGGAAAGCTAAAAATGTCAAATAAGATAAACTATGACGAGCTGCAACAGGAACTACAGAAGTATCTTACTGAATATAGGGAAGATATCCAAGAAGACGTTGAAGAAGCTACTGACGAGATAACAAAAGCTGCAAGAGACGAACTAAAAAACACCAGTCCAAGAAGTGGTGTATCAAGAAAAACCAAATACTACAAAGGCTGGTCTGTGCGTATGAAGAAAAAAGGCAGATATGCTTATGAGAAAGTAGTCTGGAACAGAACCAACTATCAACTAACGCACTTGTTAGAGTTCGGACATGTACGCAGAAACGGAACTGGCTGGGTTTCTCCTCAACCTCATATAAGACAAGTTGAAGAGAAGTACAAAGTCAAGTTTGTAGACTTGTTAGAGAAAAAGATAAAGGAGACTAAATAAATGACACTAGAAGAACTAAAAACTAGATGTAATGAACAGAATATCCAATATGCTTATGGTTTATTTAAGACACCAGTAGAACCACCTTTTCTAGTAGCAATTACTAGAGATAGCGACAACTTTATGGCAGACAATAAGGTATATGAAAAGCAAGTTCCTATCCAACTAAGTTATATTTTTATAGACAAAGACTTAACTATTGAAAACAAGATAGAAGAGAATATCCTCGGAGATATTCCATGGAATAAAACAGAAGAAGCTTACATTTCAGACGAAAAAGTTTGGGAAGTAAGCTATTTTTTTGAATTAAATAAATAGGAGGAAATAAAAATGGCAAATAAAATTCTATACGGAATTGAAAATGTTCACGTTGCAAAGATAACTGAAGATGCTCAAGGAAATATCACTTATGGAACACCATTTGCAGTTAAAGGTGCCGTTGGACTAAACTTTGATCCAGAAGGAGAAATAACAACTTTCTATGCAGACAATATTAAATACTTCATACAAGAAAGTAACCAAGGTTATACAGGAGACTTAGAAATAGCTTTAACACCAACAGAGTTCTTATCACAAATACTTGGAAGAGAGACAGACTCAAATGGTGCTATATTCGAGGCTAGTGATGATACACAAGCTCGTTTTGCTTTAATGTTCCAAGGACAAGGAGACCAAACAGGAAGACGTTATGTTTTCTACGACTGTACAACTACAAGACCAACTAGAGAAAATAATACTAAACAAGAAGAAATAGAACCAGGAACAGATACTATGACAATAACAATGGCACCTAGAGGAACTGACAAAGTTATAATGGCTTACATTGAACCTACAGTTGCTAACCAGGCTATATATGATGACTTCTTTGAAGCAGTATATGTAAAAGACCAAACTGCAAGTGTTTAATAAATAAGGAGAGAAAGATATGAGTAGAAAAACTATAAAAATAA